TCGTGTCGGTAAAATTTCCAATGATGTTAATCTAGCTGGTCTAGACGGTGTCCTAGGACTTAACGCCATGAACTTTTCCACATCTGTTGGTTTTCCTTTGAAAGGACCTAAAACCCAGTATGTGGAGAAGAGTGATCGCGTTGTTGACGGTATTTCCTGTCCGCGTGATGTCGATCCCATGATTTTAGAAGAAATTGCTAAGATGGAAGAAGCGCTTTTGCGTGGAGAGTCCATTAATGCTATCTTCAAGGGATCTTTGAAAGATGAACCTACTAAAGAGACTAAAGACAAGGTTCGTGTATTTGCTGCTGCAAATATGCCTTTCGTTATGCTAGTAAGGAAGTATTTCCTAACTCTAGCAGCTCTAGTCCAGCGTAACAAACTCACTACTGAGTGCGCCGTTGGCACCGTTGTGCAGTCCCCTGAGTGGACTGAACTTTTCCAGCATATTGGAAAATTTGGAGAAGACCGTGTTATCGCTGGTGATTATGCCAAGTTTGATGGTCGCATGAGCGCGCATTTTATGCTCATGTCTTTTAAGCTATTAATCCACCTAGCCGAAAAGTCTGGTAACTATGATGAAGATGATTTAACAATCATGCGAGGTATCGCCACGGAGATTTCCTACCCAACTTATGATTATTTTGGAACCCTTGTCCAATTTATGGGATCTAATCCCTCTGGACACCCTTTGACTGTTGTTATCAATAGTCTCGTAAATTCCCTTTACATGCGTTATACCTACTATGCCATCGCAAGAGACAAAGGATGGTGGCGCACACCTTTATTTGGTAAGGTCGTTTCTCTCATGACATATGGAGATGATAATATCATGTCCGTCAAGGAAGGCTATGATGACTTTAACCATACAGCTATTGCAGCTGAGTTTGAAAAGGTAGGAATTAAATACACTATGGCAGAGAAGGAAGCTAAATCAGTTCCCTTTATTCGTTTGTCCGATGCATCATTCTTGAAGCATTTCGCTGTGTATGACCCAGAATTGGGATTATTCCGATCCCCCGTAGAGGAAGGCTCGATTGCAAAGATGCTTCATGCACACCTTAAGTCTAAGGTTTTAACTATGAATCAATCGAGCGCTGAAGCAATTCAAAATGTAGCTCTCAAATATTTCGAATTTGGTCGAGATGTTTATACAGAGAAGGTGGAG